CCTATAAACCGGAAGGTTATACGGTCGAACACGTTCATCACGAATTCGAGGAGGGCGGGCGCTGGCACAACATTGAAACCAACGTTTATAAAGTAGAACAAAACGGCGAAGTCGCATACTTCGAATTATGGCTCGAAGTACCAGCAACAGAAATGCAAGAAGGGATGGATTTATCATACGGATTTTACGAAGTTGTTCCGCAAGAAGTCACTATTATTAAATACGTACATCGAGTTTAACTTTCATTAAACATAATGAGGTGAACATTAATGAACTTACAAGTGCAAATTGAAGGCGACTTAATCGCAATGTTAGACGAATGGCACTCGTTGCCAGAGGTTTGGGACAACGAATTAGACGCTCAAATTCACGAATGGTATACGAAAGTCGAACCGGTATATCCGAAGCGACCATATTTCAGCCCATCAGCTGCCGACGCTTGCCCACGCGAACTTTATATGAAAGCGATTGGGGCTGAACGCGACAAGACGAAACAGCAACCGCATCAAGGACGTTGGCAACGAATCGGAACAGCGATCGGCGGCGTCATTCAACGCGACATTTTGTTCATCGAAAAACATTTCGAGAGGCTCACTGGCAATAAACCGCCTTTCGTGTTCGAGCGCACGCCTGACGGACGGCCGATGTTCGAGGACTTTGCGAAAAAGAATCATCTTGTCGAGTGGGGCGGCGAACGGTTTTACCTTTATGGTGCGCCGGACGGAATTATGCGCTATACAACGGATGATGGCGAGGTTATACGTGTTGGACTTGAAATCAAGTCGAAGCAAACAACGCCAGCCAAAACGAGTTTACACTCGATGATTGCGCCTGACTATAAACACGCTAAACAAGTCGTTGCTTACAGCGCCATGTTTGATTGCGACTATTACGTCATACTCTACGTCAATGCCGCAAAGCAGGCGTGGGAAGTAACCGACGAACAATACGAAAAAACACCGGACATGCGAGCATTTTGCTTACGTATTACTGACGACGATCGAGCGGAACTGTTCGACAGACTGGCGGGCATTAATCGTGCTGTTCGCGAACGTAAGCCGCCAAAACTAGACATCGACAAGTTCACGTTCAACAATTACAAGACTGCGTGTGCATTGTCGCTGACTGACGAAGAGTTTGACGAAATCAAGGCGTATGTTAAACGAGCGTTAAGATCGAGATTGCCGGAATGGCGCAAGCAGGCGTATTATGACGCATTTGAGTTTATTCGTGAGGTGCGTGAACAACGTTATGCCAAGTCGCGACAAGAGGGGAAGTCGGCGCACCGCAACTTATTAAATTATCTCGAAGGGGTGAGCGAATGATAAAACGTTTAATTATCTCGATAATAACGATGCTAATCTTGAATTTGGTTATATACGGCATAGCATACGTTTTTAATGCGTCTTACGACGAAGTGTTAGGGCCGGCACTACTCGGATTCGTTGCGGCGCTTATCGCGAAGGAGGTCGGCGAATGAAAATCCTCGCCTTCGACACGTCAATGTCGTCGCCAGGCGTGGTAATCCTCGAAGTCAAGCGCAACAAACCGACTATCCTTGCGGTGTCGCACGTCAAAACCGACGCCAAGCAACCGCACGGCTTACGTGCTGAAATCGTTGAAGCATGGGCGACAGTGTTCATCGCTCGGCACGGCACGGACTATAACGCCATTATCCGAGAGGACTTTCAGGGGCGAAGTTCACGCCAAAACCACCCGGTATTCTCGGCATGGGGCGCAATAGACCAAGCGCTGAACAAATTCGGGTTGAACTTCACGCACCCCGCGATAAGCCAATCGAAAGTTAAACGTTTAGTTGTCGGCAAGGGTAAAGCGGAAAAAGACGAAGTGGAAGCGGCGGTTCGTCGGCTGACCGGTTACGCAGGCGAGTTTGCGACAGATGACGAGAGTGACGCGGTGGCGGTAGCGTTGGCTTGGGCGATTGAAAACGGATTGATTAAACGGTGTGTATAAGGAGGGCGGTCGATGGCCGATGTGATTGACTACGCCTTATTGCGCCGATTAATAGCTGACGAAGAACAAACGCTTGCCGACATCGAATACGAAATTAGGCGAATAGAACGAAAATTAACGGAACTCAAACGAGAACGTGACGAACATGCAAAGAATTTGTGTGACTTACGTGATTTGTTGAACGCGGAGGTGAGAAACGGTTGTTGACGATTTTTTCTATCGTTTGTCTAACGTTGCTTTTATTTATATACATCGATATGGATACAAAAGGAAATGAACAGTTAATCGCAGGTAAAATCGTTTTAATAACGTTGGTTATTATTCCGTTTATTGACGCTTTGGTTCGGTTATTTACATTCCAGTAAGGAGGTTTTGATATTTAATGACAATCATAACAAAAAATGGCGGAAAAAGACGACTACCATTCGATGAAAATCGTTTAATTAGATTTATTGACGAAGTTTCAAGCGGCTTTGATCGAATAGAAACAGGCGAGTACAAAGAAAAAATCGTAAATGCTATTACCGCGCGCGACGAATACAGTGCCGATCAAATTACGAATTTACTTATTCTCACGGCGCTGGAAAACATCGACATGGCTAATCCCGATTGGACTTTCGTTGCGGCACGAATCTATATGCGAAAACTATATAAAGAAGCGTCACGAAGTCGTGTTTATGACGCGGCAAAGAAATACGGCGATTTTTACTCGCTATTAACCACGCTAACAACGCTTGGCGTATATTCCCCGAAAATATTAGAACGCTACTCAAAAGAAGAAATCGTTGAACTATCGCAAATCATCGAGCCGGAACGCGACAATTTATTTACTTACATTGGACTACGAACGCTTGCTGATCGCTATTTAGCGAAAGACCATGACGGCAGAGTGTTTGAGTTACCGCAGGAAAGATTCTTAATCATCGCAATGTATCTCATGTCGTTAGAACCGGAAAATAAGCGAATAGAACTCGTCAAAGAAGCGTATTGGGCTCTATCTAATCTATATATGACGGTTGCCACGCCAACACTTGCCAATGCCGGAAAGTCTTACGGTCAGTTATCGAGTTGTTTTATCGATACCGTTGACGACAGCTTGCAAGGTATTTTCGATTCAAATACGGACATCGCAAATCTATCGAAAAATGGCGGAGGCATAGGCGTATATCTCGGAAAAATACGAAGTCGTGGAAGCGATATTCGAGGCTTCAAAGGCGTGTCGTCTGGCGTTATTCCTTGGATGAAGCAACTGAACAATACGGCGGTAAGCGTCGATCAACTTGGCACACGAAAAGGCGCAATTGCCGTGTACCTCGACGTGTGGCACAAAGACATTTTCGCTTTTCTTGACGCGAAATTGAATAACGGCGACGAACGTTTGCGGACACACGACTTGTATACCGGTGTGTGCATACCCGACATTTTCATGGAGCAAGTCGAAAAACGGGGCGACTGGTACTTATTTGACCCGCACGAAGTCCGTCGCGTGATGGGCTACTCGCTGGAAGATTTTTACGATGAAGAAAAAGGCAACGGCTCATTTCGTGAAAAATACGAAGAATGCGTTCAATGTAACGAGTTGACGAAAGAGCGCGTGCCGGCTATCGAAGTTATGAAACGGATTATGATTAGCCAACTTGAAACAGGTTCGCCGTTTATGTTCTATCGCGACGAAGTGAATCGGATGAATCCGAATAAGCACGAAGGAATGATTTATTGCTCGAATTTATGTACGGAAATTGCACAAAATCAAAGCGCCACAACGGTTGAAGAGCAGTACGTTGAGAACGGTAAAATCATTATCGTTAAAAATCCGGGCGAGTTTGTCGTTTGTAATCTATCGTCTATCAACCTAGCAAGAGCGGTTACGGACGGTGTTTTAGAACGTCTTATACCGATTCAAGTACGTATGCTCGATAACGTGATTGATTTGAATAACATTCCAGTCCTGCAAGCGCAATTAACTAATCAAAAATATCGTGGTATTGGATTAGGTACGTTCGGGTGGCATCATTTGCTTGCGTTGAAGAATATTGAATGGGAATCGGAAGAAGCCATAAGATATGCCGATGAACTTTACGAAAAGATTGCGTATCTAACGATCAAGGCGAGTGCTGACTTAGCGAAAGAGAAAGGCGCATACCCAGCGTTTGAAGGTTCGGATTGGTCAACCGGCGAGTATTTCGATAAACGTTACGCAGAAGAAGCGGATTGTGGCGGATTCTCAAAATGGGGCGAACTTAAGTCAGAAATTATGCGAACAGGAATCCGTAACGGCTACTTAATGGCGGTCGCACCGAACGCTTCCACGTCCATTATCGCCGGGAGTACAGCGTCGATAGACCCGATTTTTAACATCGAATACAGCGAGGAAAAGAAAGATTACAAGATTCCGGTCACTGCGCCAGACATCGACCATAAAACGTTTAACATTTACCGCAAAACAGCGTACTTAATCGATCAAAAATGGAGTATCAGGCAAAATTCGGTTCGTCAACGCCATATTGACCAGTCTATTTCGTTTAACTTTTATGTACCTAACAACGTTAAAGCGAAAGACTTGCTCGATTTACACTTGATGGCATGGCGACAAAGATTGAAAACAACATATTACGTACGGTCAACATCTGATGAAATCGAAGAATGTGAATGGTGCGCTAGTTAATAACAACAAGGAGGACGATAACATGCGAGTAGAAAAACGAAAACTAATGGATACGGCAGCACCGAATAAATCTACCGCCATTGTGAATGGGCGTTGTTCCAATGTTTTGAATTGGGACGACATTGCCCATCCGTGGGCGTTCCCAAAATATAAACGGATGCTTGCGAATTTTTGGACGCCATTTGAAATCGACATGACGCCTGACGTCAAACAATTTCCGAAGCTAACCGAGCACGAGCAAGATGCTTACTTGAAAATTATCGGACTGTTAGCGTTATTGGATAGTGTTCAAACTGACTATGCCGGCAAAGTTGCCGATTATTTAACCGATTCGTCTATTAACGCATTAATGATTATATTAGCGCAGCAGGAAGTCATTCATAATCATTCGTACAGCTACGTTTTGTCGTCGGTTGTGTCGAAGAGCGTTCAGGACGAAGTATTTGAATATTGGCGAACAGAGCCAACGTTACGAAAACGAAACGATTTTGTTGTCGGCGGGTACATCGATTTTGTCGAAAATCCAACCGTTGAAAATTTGTTGAAATCGATTGTGTTTGACGTAATACTCGAAGGTCTGTTCTTCTACTCCGGTTTCGCGTTCTTCTACAATTTGGCACGGAATCAAAAAATGGTCGCGACAAGTACGATGATAAATTACATTAATCGTGACGAACAAATTCACGTCGATCTGTTTGCGAAAATCTTCCGCCAAGTTCTCGTTGAAAACCCGGAATATGATACCGACGAATTGAAACAATTTGCAATCGAAACATTCCGTAAAGCGGCTGAACTGGAAATCGAGTGGGGCAAAACGGTCATTGGCGATCGAATTGACGGAATTAATATGCGCGATTTAGAACAATACATTAAGTTTTACGCAAATGTTCGCTGCAATCAACTCGGATATGGTTACGAAGCGTTCCCGGATACACCGCACAAAAATCCGATGAAATGGATTAAAGCGTATCAGGAAGTCGATTTAGGAAAGACGGACTTTTTCGAACAAAAAAGCCGTCAATATACGAAAGTGAACGTGCAAGACAACGGATTTGACGAATTATAAACGACTAAAGGAGGAACGTCAATGAACGATAAACCGATTAAAATTCGCAACTCACGCATTAAACGCGACTTCAAGCGACTGCTGGCGATTATTGCCGACAGTCGCGAGCCAGACTATTCGGAGGTTGAACGCATTGCCGAGCGCAACGGGTTTTACTTTGACGAAAAAGGAGATGTGAGGGAGGCAAATTAATTGGCGTTTTTCGGAATATCGGCGAAAAATGACGCTCAAAAACGAGCCATGCAGGCGTTGATTAGCGACAAGCCTTTTACGTTTCTAACTGGACCGGCAGGCACCGGCAAATCATTAATCGCGCAAGCAGTCGGGCTGGAACACACGATTGAAACGCGACGCTACCGCAAATTGATTTACACACGACTTCAAACGCAGTTAGGCATGGACGTTGGCGCATTGCCGGGCGACTTAAACGAAAAGACTTATCCGTTCGTCGCACCATTTATGGATAATCTCGAAGTTATGACCGCCAAACCTAGCGAATTAAAGAAATACTTTGCGGAAGGCGACGACGACAAACGAAAGATATTTTTCGATTCGATTCAAACGATTCGTGGACGATCAATCAATCACGCATTTCTCATGCTAGATGAAGCGCAGAACCTCGACGTTCATACAATCGCAGCGATCGCAACAAGACCGACGATTGGTTCGAAATTCGTATTCATCGGGAACTTTGCACAAATTGACAACACGAAACTACGGAACACGAAAACGAACGGGCTTTATCGGTTGCTTGCCGGTTTATATGAGCGAGAAGCTTACGAATATTTCGATCATATTAACTTGACGGAAGTCCAACGACACCCTGTCGTTGAGGTAGTCGAGGACATTTTACGTAATCACGAAATGGCGCCGGAGTTTGCGGAGTTGGAAGCGAGGGGGAATGTGTATTGACGTTCACATACGTTTCCTTATTCAGCGGTGTTGGCGGCTTCGAACAAGCGCTGAACAAACTCGGTGGCAAATGCGTAATGGCTTCCGAAATTGATAAATGGGCGAATTTAGCTTACGAAACGCTTTACGGTCACAATAAAGGGAGATGATATATTGAAAATCAGCCAAGCTCATTCAATACAAGGTGTTAGTAAAGATCGTGAAGAAAATGACTTTTACCCCACTCCGCCAAATGCAGTTCACGAATTATTAAAACGAGAAAAGTTTGAAGGGTTAACGTGGGAATGTGCTTGTGGAGATGGAGCAATTAGTAAAGTGTTAAAAGAGTATGGATTAGAAGTTTATTCTTCTGATTTGATAGACAGAGGATATGGAGATGTAGGTATAGATTTTTTAAGCACATATAAGAAAGTTGATAATATTATAACAAATCCACCATATAGGTATGCAACTGAATTTGTGCAACATGCTCTAACACAAGCAAATAAAAAGGTGGCAATGCTATTAAAGATTCAGTTTCTTGAGGGTATAAAAAGATATGAATTGTTTAAAACAACGCCATTGAAAAAAGTATATGTATTTTCTCAGAGACTTAAAATATATAAAAAAGGTGTACAACAAAAGAACAGCACAATGATGTGTTTCGCTTGGTTTGTGTGGGAATATGGATATGAAGGAGAGCCTATAATTGACTGGATTAAGGAGTAATGCATTTATGTTATGTGAAAAATGTTGTAAAAATGAAAATGTTTATAGTTTTGAAGCTTATGAGGAATATGAAATTCCTGCTGAATATGATTTTATTTGTGTCGATTGTGTTGAAGAGTACCGCATGTGGAAAACGTTGTATTTGCGAATTAAGAAGGAATCGGAATGACGTACTCAAACGATGACCAATGTCGCTGGGCTAACGAGCAAGATTCGCGAACAGAAAAAGCCCGAAAAATAGCCGCAAAGGTAATCGGAAGACACAACGATGCTTTACGAAAATTAAACGATGGAGGCGATACGATGACAATTAACGTCAAAATCAAACGTCTACACCCTGACGCAGTAATTCCGCAATACGCACACGAAGGTGACGCAGGTTTCGACCTCGTGGCGGTAGAGGACGTGATTATCGAGCCGGGTGAGACTAAACTAATCCGCACAGGCTTGGCGTTCGAGTTGCCGGATGGTTACGAAATGCAGATTCGCCCACGGTCGGGCATTACGTTAAAAACGAAATTACGTGTGCAGCTTGGCACGGTGGATAGCGGATTTAGGGGCGAGATCGGTGTGATTGTCGATAATATTGCGGAAGACCCGTGCGGTAATGAATCGCAATATCTAACATATATTGACGGTTTAGATTATCGTACAGACGGAGAAATGTACCCAAACGATACGTACCTGATTCGTAAAGGCGATCGCATTGCACAAGCGGTCATTAAACCGGTCGAGCAAGCGCACTTTATCGAGGTTGACGAATTGAGCGAAAGCCAACGTGGCGAAGGCGGATTCGGTAGTTCGGGCGTTAAGTTTCAGCTTGACGAATTGCTGTCGAAAATCACGCCGGAAAACCGGCACGAAGAAATCGATATGTAAGGAGGAACGAAAATGAACGAACAACAAATGATTAACGTTTTAGACAAAGGTTATGTCCGACTAGTAAACGTAATGGGTTCCGATTTAACTGTCGTAAATTCGGCGCGTGTTAGCTACGACAAAGAATCGAAAGAATTAACCGAGCGCGACATTCGACTTATTAAGTTCTTGGCACGCGAAGGACATACGTCTCCTTTCCGACACGCTATTCTACAATTCGAAGTTTACGCGCCGTTAATGGTTGCGCGCCAATGGTGGAAGTACGTTGTCGGAAGCGATCACGTAATGGACGCCTGGAACGAAAGTTCACGGCGTTATATTACCGAATATCCTGCGTTTTACATTCCGAAAGCTGACGAATGGCGGTCGGCACCGGAAAACTCGAAGCAAGGTAGTGGCGAACCGTTGCCAGATGACAACGGACAATGGACAACGTTATTAAGGAAATATATCGATGTAGGAGTTGTATTTTACGAGCAAGCAATGAAAGAAGGCATTTGCGCCGAGCAAGCCCGTCTATTCCTTCCCGCCTACGGAATGTATGTCCGCTGGTATTGGACAGCAAGCCTTCAATCCGTCGCACACTTCTTAAATCAACGACTGGCTCACGACGCACAACGCGAGATACAAGAATACGCGGAAGCTGTTTATGAACTTACCAAACCGCACTTTCCGGTATCTATCGGCGAGTTAGTGAAGGAGGAATCGAAATGAGCGAATACTTGAACATTAGCGAACTAATTGGAAAAACGTTGACAAAAATCGTTAAGAGCACCAGCGACGAAGGAGATGAAATCAGTTTTTATACGGAAAACGGCGAAGTCTACTTAATGTACCACGAGCAAGACTGTTGCGAATCCGTATTTATCGAAGATATTTGCGGTGACTTAGACGATTTAATCGGAAGTCCGATTGTAATGGCGGAGGAAGTTATCGAAGAACGTCCGCCTCTTGATGAATGGGATGAAAGCTATACGTGGACATTTTATAAATTCGCGACTAATAAAGGTTACGTGACAATTCGATGGTACGGAACGTCAAACGGATATTATTCGGAATCAGTTGATTTTATTAAAGTCAAGGAGGAATCGGAATGAGCAAAATTCACGTGTTTCCTGACGAAAACTTAGGCGGTGTGTTGCGTGAGTATATCGAGGTTGATCGGAAGGCGGAAGTGGGCGAGTATATTTTCACGATTAATACCAAGGAAATCCACAAGGTTACAAAAGGCTCGGAAGATGGCGTTTATATTGACGGGTGGGTATATGTATATGACGGATACTACCGAACACTAGAACAGACCGACATCGTTCACGTCGACGGTCAGCGTTACCGCCTAGTCGACCGCAAGGCGAAAGTCGGCGAGAAGGTCATCGTTGTTGTAGCAAACGGTTCGTTAGTATATAGAAATGTCGGCGAAATAGTTGAAATCATCGAAACAGACGGGGATACGTTCGGCGGCTTATTAAATCCGTATGATTTAGGTGAAAAAGGCGCTATTTACCATTTTCAATACCTCGTTCTTGAACCTGTTGAGCCAGTCGAAGAAGGCGACGACGTGCTAACGGTAGACGAAACCGAAGCATCTAAATCCGTACTCGACCTACTCGCCAATTTAGCGCAGCGGGTGACGGAGTTGGAGCGACAGCAAAAAGAAAATGACGACGAGTACACAGTCGAAGAACGAGTTGCGAGACTTGAACGGACTTTTACCGAATATATGCGTCGTGTCAATACAATCGAAACAGACATCGAGGAATTGAATATCGATTTAGGAACGGTTGAGGAAAACGTCGAAATGATTCTCGACGACATTGTTACGCTAGACGAACGTACACAGCCGTTAGAAGCGTTCGTGAAAGCGGTGAAAGGCGATGAATAAACCGCCAATCAAACTCGCCCTTTGCGGCAAACTTCGTTCTGGCAAGTCGCTAGTTGCCGGCTACCTATCGCTTATGCACGACTTTCAACCGTTTGCGTTCGGTGACGCGCTCAAAAACGCATTTCACCGCGCTTTTCCGCAAATACCGCGACAACCGAAGCCACGCGCCTATTACCAGTCGTTCGGTCAATGGGCGCGGGCAACGATTGGCGAAGATGTGTGGGTTGACGCAACCATGCGAAAGGTTGACGATTATTTGGCGCAAAATTGCTTGCGAATTTTGATCGAGGACGTGCGGCAACAAAACGAATATGACCGGCTGAAACGAGAAGGTTTCGTATTTGTGCGTATTACTGCGCCAGATGAATTGCGGTTGGAACGTGCGAGAAAAGACGGTGATGATTTTGTTGAAGCGGACTTGGCGCACGAAACGGAATTGCTCGTTGATACTTTCGCGGTGGATTACGAAGTAGTGAATGACGGGACGGTTGACGAATTGTGCGCGAAGATTGATCGAATACTGGCGGAGGTGGTACATTGACGTTCACTTACGTTTCATTATTCAGCGGAGTAGGCGGTTTCGAACAGGCACTAAACAAACTAGGCGGTAAATGTGTATTGGCTAGTGAGTATGATCCAACAGTAAAGACACAATGGAATCAAATAGCCTACGAAATTTTATATGGAGAAAAACCGAAAGGTGACGTTCGAGAAATAGACGAAAATGATGTACCTGATCACGATTTACTTGTCGCAGGTTTCCCTTGTCAAGCGTTTTCGGTAGCAGGTAAACGGTTAGGTTTCGAGGATACGCGCGGCACACTATTTTTCGAAATGGCGCGTATTGCGAAAGCTAAAAAGCCGAAGGTCATTCTCGCCGAAAACGTAAAAGGATTAGTCAGTCACGATAAAGGTAAAACATTAAACACGATTATTCAAACATTATGTGATATTGGTTATACTGTTGATTTTAACGTACTGAACTCGAAATATTTCGGAGTTCCACAAAATAGAGAACGTATTTTCATTATAGCGATTCGTGACGATTTAATCAATCCCGAACCGTGGAAAATCGAGGGAACTAACGTTGTTGCGAAAGCTAAACGAAGAATAGCGCAGTTAGACGGTGTTAAAACGTTTAATTTCGATTGGCCGCCACAAACGGAAGTGACGACAAGGCTGCGAGATATTCTCGAAGATAACGTAGACGAAAAGTATTATTTGAGCGAGGAAAAGACGGAAAAACTGATTCAACAATTATGCGTGAAAGAAACCGGATGTATTCAAATCGGTAAGCTAGCCTTGCCTGGAAAAGATCAGTGGAACCGTGTTTATTCTACAGAAGGTATATCTCCTACTCTTGTCACGATGCAAGGCGGTCGTCAAGAACCGAAAATTACG